ATTCATGGAAAACTGCCGTGGTAGCTAATAGGAGAGCATATTTAGGAAACGTACAGCAAGATGGTAAGAAGTATACTGACAGAATGTTAAAATCTTCAGTAGGACAATATGATAAATTTCCTTCATCAGTTTCAAATATAGATGTAATAACTCATGATGGTGATTCAATTATCTCTCTTATGGAATATGCAGACAGAATTTTCCAGTTTAAGAAGAATACTGTTTATGTTATAAATGTGGCTGGTAATTCAGAATTTCTTGAAGCAGAGTTTAAACATAAAGGTATCACTAATCCTGGTGCAGCTTGTAAGACAGACTTTGGAGTTGCTTGGATTAATTCATATGGATGCTATATGTATGATGGGGAGAATGTGCAAAATCTATTGGTAAATAAAGGGGTACAATTGATTGATGCTGCAACTTGGAGTACTTTTATTTCTACTACAAATCATCATCGTATAGGCTATGAGCCTTCTAGACAACAGTTGATAGTTAAGACTGGTGCTGATGGTACTTCTGCTTATGCTTTCAGTTTAATAACTAAAGGTTGGACAAAGGCGACAGCGATGGTTACAGATGCTAACAGTAATTCAAACTTTATTAATGATCCTGCAGATGGAAGTCTTTTAGTTTTTGATGATGGTGGCAATCAAATAGATAAATGGAGCAATACTCCAGCAACTACAGATGCTCCTATAGTTATCAAAACTAAAGATTTTGACTTTGGTGAACCCTCAGTAAGAAAGAAGATATATAAAGTTTATGTAACTTATCAGGGTGATGGTGGAGCTGTTACTATAAATTATGGGACAAATGGTGGGGCTTGTACTGGTCAGTTCTTTATTACCAATGCTGCAGGAGCATCTACAGGTGCAAATGCTGCTGATTTATGTTTAGTTGATGCAGATACTGGAGAAGATGATTGGGTAAAGGCTGAACTAAAGCCCTCTTCTGCAATTAATAATATAAATAGCTTTCAGTTAAAATTTGATGGAACTACTACTGATGCGGATTTTGCAATAAATGATATATCAATAGTTTATAGAATGAAGAATATTAAATAATGAAAAGAGAAACTAGAAATCTAATTCATGAAAAAGGTGGAAGAATTAGAGAGGTTGAGTATCTCCCTATAAAATCTGATGGCCAAGATGGGGATGCTCGTATTTATAATGAGGATCTATATATAAAGACTAAAGGTAATTGGGTAAAGATCATGTCTGGAGATAAGATAATAAATCAAGAAATAACTAGAAATATTGATGTCATTGTTTCTGAAGGAGTTCTCCAGCATACTAGTTTAAGTGGAGTTACAGCTAATCAGCATCACCAGCAGGTACATACTATTGATGGTAGTGACCATACTGGTACTTTAACTGTGGCTAAGGGTGGAACTGGAGTTACTTCAAAAACTGGAACTGGCAGTGTTGTACTATCAGCCAGTCCTACATTTACAGGGACAGTAGGTGGCGGAGCTTTAAGTCTTAGCGGTAATATAACAATGACTGATGATACATCTATTGGTATAGCAGATGATGCTGAAAGAATAGAATTTGATGGAGCTGGAGATATATCATTCTTAGGATGTAATGTCGGTATTGGGACTAATTCACCCCTAAATGTCCTCTCTGTTACAAACAACAATGTTTCCTCTATCGGTTTAGAATTGAGAACTGACGACTCAACACTTAATAATCAAGATTTTTCAACTGCAAGGATATACGCAGAACATACCACGTCATCTTATAACGGGGCTATACTAAAACTGCAAACTGCGACTGATTCAAATACATGGAAAGATGGGCTGACTGTAAAAGATGGCAATGTCGGTATTGGGCATAATGCACCAGATGCTCCATTGCACGTCTTTCAAAGTACACAATTGGGTGACACTACAAATGATGTCCATCTTCTTTCCAACTTTGAATCAGAGGATTCTAACAATGTCAAACATAGAGAATGGGCAAGGAGAGATGCATCTGGGTCTGATTGGTTTACCTGGAGATTACATGATGCAATTTCAGTTGATGCTTCTTATGCTACACCTGGAACAAATACAAGGGTATGGTGGGAAAGAGACCCTTATGACAATATTCAGCAATGGGGTCATGGTGCTAATACGTATTTAACTATAAATGCTGGCAATGTCGGTATTGGGACTACTGCACCAAATTTTGACCTTGAGGTTTCTTCTGCTACAGGAGGGCAAATTAGTCTTCACAGGCAAGATGCTGATGTAGATGCTGGCGATGTTATTGGACAGTTAATATTTAGTGGTTCTGGTGGTGAGTCTACCGCTACAGATTCCCTTACTGGGGCTGTAATAACTGCTAAAGTTGCTACTGGCGATGATTGGGATGCTGACAATGAAAATAAACCAACTCAGCTGGAATTCTATACACAAGATGGAAGTGATGACTCTACTCTTGGTACACCTAGAATGACTATAGATAAGAGTGGCAATGTCGGTATTGGAGAGCCTCTACCAGATACTACACTAGAAGTTCTGTCTGGTACTACTAATCAGTTAAAGCTATCTTTTGCTGATGGAACTGATACTACTTTTGGAACTGATACTAATGGTTATCTAACTATTACTCCTAGTGGAAGTAAGATACTTATAGCTGATAATGATAGTATAGGCTCCTCTAGTTATGCTTCTGGTTTTGCTGGTAATGGATGGATAGTTAGTGATGGAACTACAGTTGATGCTACATTTGATAATTTAGCTATTCGTGGTACATTGAGTGTATATGAACTTCTTATACAGCAAATAAGAGCTACTAATGGAAATGTTCTGATTACATCTTCTGCCAAAGTAGAAAGTGTAAGTGGACTTAGTACAAGTGATGATGATGGTACTATAACATTTGAGCCTGCTATTGCAAATACATGCCCATTTGTTGCTGGAGATATAATATTATCTCAGCAAGTAAATCCTGGGGCTCTTGTAGCAGTAGGTTCTGCATCTTCTGGTGTTACTGGACTTATAAAGAAAATGGTGTATAGGGTGGCAAGCGTAAGTAACAATATAGCTACTGTTACTAATATAAGTGGAGGAAGTGAAACAGCTTTTGATAATACAGCTATTCCAGTAGCTGGAGATGAATTTGTAAGAATAGGGAACTACGATGATAGTACTTATGCAAGTAGGCAGAGTGTTATGTATCTTACATCTGATGATACTAATGCTCCATTTATAGATATGAAGGGTGACCTTAATAGTTATGCTGATTGGACTAATGAAAATTCAACTAAGCTTAGACTTGGTAGACTTGATGGTTTAACTGCTGGTGGTACTAATGAATATGGCTTATGGGCTGGGCCATCTACTACTAATTATATAAAGGCTGGAAGTGGAGGTGTATTTTTAAAAGGGTCTGAAGCTACATATCTTAAAGCTACTGCTAATACATTAGAATTTTTCGATACCAATAAGAAGATGGAAGTTACTGGTGGTAATATCACAATGTATGCTGATAATGGTAGTACTGTCATGTCTCAATGGGATAATGTTACTCTTTGTTTAGGTGGATCTACAAGTGCTACTGATGATTGTATCGTAATGTCGAATAATAGTGGTGTTAAAGTATATGATAATTCAACAGATTTTGTTCATGTAAGCTCTACTGGTGTGGCAGTACATACTGGTGATGCAAGTAATGCTTCCGCTGTTTTTGGTGCAACAACATATATTGGGTTACAAGCTAGTGAACATATAAAACTAACAGGTTCTTCAATGGAGATGAAAGATGGAAGTGATGTTATGATGTCTCTAGCTGCTGGTAATATAAGTATGGATGGTCAAATTATTATAACAAGTATTGGAACAAACAATGTGGTTATTGGGGATTCTAATTGTAATGATATTGGTACATCTAATGTTATTATTGGCATTGGTGCTGGAGCTGCATTATTGTCTGGTGGTACGAATAATATTTTTATAGGTACTGGGGCTGGTGCTGCTGTTACTACTGGCGATAAAAATATCTTACTTGGAACTGATTGTGGTAATACTCTTACTACAGGTGGCAACAATGTGCTTATTGGGTATGATAATGATATGGCTAATGCTGATGATCTAGAGGGGGTTGCTCTTGGAAATGACAATGAAGTGGGTGATTTTGGTATAGCGTTAGGATTTGATAATGATGTTACGGCAGGAGGTGGATATGCTTTTGCAATAGGGCAAGACCTTACAGTTTCTACTGGTTCAATTTGGATTGGAAATGGTGGAACTGGTTATAGTAAAAATCAATGGGCAACTGGTGCAACTTGGTCACATTCTTCTGATAGAAGGATAAAGAAAAATATTACAAGGGAAGGAATTGGCTTAGACTTTATAAATGATCTTTATCCGTCTCAATTTGAGTATAAACCACAAAATGAATATCCAGAGAGCTTTAGTTGTTATAAGGAAGGTAAGGATACTCCAGTTGCAGAGGGCACATTCTATGGATTAATTGCTCAAGAAGTGAAAGAGTCTATAGATAAATATAATGCAGATTATTGTAAAGTATGGGATGATGATGACCCTGATGGAATTGAGTTTCTTGGTGAAGGGCATTTAATAATTCCCTTAATAAAAGCAGTACAAGAATTATCAGCAAAAGTAACAGCCCTAGAGGCACAAATTTAATAAGGAGTAATTATGGGAAAGCGTAGATATAAAAAACACAAGAAAATGCGCGAGGATTATGGATCAATACAGGCTGCTGGAAAGAAGCGTGGTTTATGGAGTTCTATTGGTTCTACATTGCTTGGTGGTGCTGCTATGCTGGCTACAGGAGGAGCTGCGGCACCTCTTGTTGCTGGTGCTATGGCGGCTGGAGGTTCCTTTGCTGGAGGACATATAGGTAATTGGTTTGCTGGTAAAACTAAAGGTGGTAAGTTGACAGGTACCAAATGGTATGGAAGTGTTGGAAAAGAGGTTGGTTCTCAGATTAAGGAGGGTATAAATGTAAAGGCAATGAAATCTGGATTAAATACTATGCTTATGGCAGGCGGAGGAAAGGTAACTTCTAAGTTATTCGGGAAAGGAGGAACTACTGTTACACCCCAGACAGCAGGAGGTACTGGAACAAATAAATTAGCAGATTATACTAAAGGTCTCGTTAAAGGTGGGGATAAGGGGTCACAAACAGGACTTGGAAGGTTAATAGATTTCGAGGGTAGTACTTTACATGAAGGTATGAATAAAATGGGTAGTATGATGGATTCAAGGAAGATAAAGAAACTTCAGGCTGGAGAAGGTCTAGTGCCTACTGGCCAGGGAGAACAGATGATTGGGACTGGCGAGCTACCAAGAGGGAAGGGAGGTGTTCCAGATTTAGATAAAATGTTTGCGGAAGAACTTGAATTGCCTGCTACAGAAGGTTTTCTTGATTCAGATGTATATAGAGCACAAATGGATCAAGCAGGGAATATAACTTCAAGGGATATGAGAGATACATTTGGTGATATTAGCCGTACAGCCGATAGGGGAGAATATATGCCTGGTGGAGTTGCACGTGAAATAGATATGAGCAAGTATATTGGAGAGAAAGTGGATGTTCCATTTACAGGATCTAAGGTAACAGCTTCTCAGGCTCAGGAGTCTGCAATATTGAAAAATGAGTTAAAAGATTTTCAGTTTAGTGATCAGCTTGAAGGATTTAGATCTGATGCTGGGAGTAAAAGAACTCCATTCTCAGGAGGTGGAGGGACAGACTTTACACAGACTTCTGCATGGGAAGGTGTTGGAGAAAGCTTTCCAGTAAGTTCTCCAGATTTCGTTCGTAGTGAGGGAGCAAGAGCTGCAGGTGCTTCACAGTATAGTGCAGGTAAGGGTGCTGCTTTCGATACAGAACGACATAAAAGGATGCAACAGAGTATGGGTTGGCAAGATAGATTATTTAGGAGATAGATTATGAAGATATATAATGAAGTAGTAATAGATATGAATCCAGAGTCTTCTACTTTTGAGGAGACTCTATATGAAGATAGTTATGAGTATGAAGGTGATATGGCACTATGTGCGCGTAATCAATGGCAAGATTCAGGGTGGAGTCTAACTGATGTAAATGGCGATGTATGGACTAGCCGTCTTTTTATTAATAGGTGGGGCAGTGTTGGTGAACAAACAATTAGTAAGAATGGTGAGGTAGTTCAAACTAATACCTCTAATACCAAGAGGGCTGGGGCAAAAAGTAAATTCGATGACTATATAGCTAACTATGCAGTTTCAGGCAAAGATGGATCAGATACTGAGGGTGTAGCCCTGGCAGAGGGACAGATAGGAGATTTTTCATATACAGCTGGAGAATTTGATCCTACATCTTCAGAATTTAGAAAATCTGTATCAGAGGGAGGTGGATTTGGCGAGATTGCAGCAGGATATGGAATGGATGCAGGGGATTTTGATGAATTCTATGGAGCGCCTTTAAAGAAGGTAAAAGAAGACTATACAACAGGAAAACAAGCATTAGGTCTAAGGACTGGAAAAAGTCTAGGAGATATATATGGTCAGATAGAAGGGGCTCAAGTAGAATCTGGGTTTGAATCTAGTGGGGCGATTGATTATACGAAGACAAAGGCTGCAAAGGGAGTAATGGGTGACTATTTAACTCAGCAACAAGAGTTATCAAGTCAATTAGCTTCCAGTACAGAAGACTTCTGGAAGACAACAGAAGATCAATTTTATGCAGAATTAGGAGAAAATACAGCTGCTGGATAAATTAAATATTAAGGAGAAATAAAGATGGTGTACGATCCAAGACCTAAAGTTTCAATGACGGTAGAGCAAAGCCCATGGCAATCATTCTTTGAATCTATACCAAATACGATATTAGCTTATATGCAGTTACAGCATCAAATTAATCAGAATCAAATCGATAGAGATTACAAGACTTCTAGGGAAGATTTAAAATTTGCTAGAGAAGAATATCTTCAAACAAAAACAAGAGAAAATGCTTGGGCTGATACTTTAGCTAAATCTGGATATTCTACAGCACATATAACAAATAGCGGTGTAGAACTTAGAGAAGGTATTACTAATGATATAGATACTAAATTACTTAATACTCAGAGTAATATAGAACAATTACAAGCATTATCTGCGGATATTGGTAGATGGAAACAGAAAGGACTCGATTGGGAAAAGGACTTCTCTAGTTTTGAAGATGCAGATAAAGATAGGTTATGGGAAGATCTTCTTTTAACAGGAGACTTAAAGCTTGATGAAAAGGGAGATGTAATTGGTACAGGAGAATTTGCAGAAGCTTTAAAAGGACTAAGTAAAATAGAGTTAGATCAATTAAAGGATGAGAATTATAGACAAGCTATAATGAAGGGACTTAGAACTGAGTCAGATGCTATTAAGCTCTTTAAAGAAGGCGCAGTTGGAACTGCTGCTATCTCTAAGATAGGACAAGAAAAGTATGTATCAGATATTACTAATGCTATTAACACTGCAGAAACCTACAGTGGTATATCCAATATTCGTGCAATAGAAGCTGATATTGCAAAATACCCTGATGAGAAGGGTGTGTCAGAAAAGCAAGCATCAGTTAACTATAATAAACTTAATATTGGGAGAGAGTATTCATATCTTATAACTGGAGTTATACCAGAAGAAACTATAGAAACAGCATCTGAAGATACTCAAAGTATATGGAATAATATTTATACTCAGATGACATTAGATCTTACCGTAGCTAAACCTAAATATGCTAAGGGTGGCTATGGGCAGACTATGGGAAATCAAAAGAACTTTAATGAAACTCTTTCTCAGGTATATCTCAATTATCAATCTAAAGTCAAGTCTGATCCAGAAGAGGCAAGTATGTTTTCAGCTAAAGCATTACAATATTTTGGAGTTGACTTGACTAGCCCTTCTACTCTTCAAGATTTACAGATAGAAGATAATGTGGAAACTAGACTAGCCAATGAAGAAGCATTATCTGCTTTATCTAGTTTGGATAATTTAACTAATGATCCATTAAATCCTGCTCCCATGGACTCTTCTTTAATTAATCAGACAAGCGGATTAGATCAATTTAAGACAGACTATTATAATCAATTGTCTGCCCAGGTAGGTTCTGATGCAGTATTAGCACAACATAAAGCAGAGTTTCCTATTCCTGATCCTGTACGTCTTTCTGAAATATACACAGACGTATATGAAAGAGATGAACTTGCTGAATATATAGAATCTAGATTGCCTAATATAAATAATTCTTTAGATACATTGGATGTAATTAATAGTGCAGCATCTACTGCAAGTGATGAATCTCAATTGGCAAGTATGTATATGCAGAGTAAGGTATTAAAGGATTTGGGAGTGGATTTCGCTAGTTTGTTAGCAGAATATAGAACCTCTGAACATAAATCAAAAAAGGATCCAGGACAATTTTTATTAGAGATGTTTAATGACTATAATATAGAACCAGAAATAATAAGGTAAATGCATGGGATTATATGAAGATATACTAAAACAGCAAGAAGCACAGCGGCAAAATCAATTGCTTCTTGATACAGAACGTCAAAAGCTTGATGCAAATAGACAGTCTGGAGCTGTAGAGTTTCTAGGCCAAACATTATGGGGAGGTTTTTCTGCACTTTCAATGGGAGGTTTAGATCTACATGATATGTATACTGAGGCAAATGAGCCTGGAGAAAAGACTTGGGAAGATATTATTTCATTAGGAGGTCCTAGAGAATGGGAGGATCTAAGCAATTGGGGTAAGGCTGGATATACTATTGGAACTGCTATGGGTATGCTTCCTACTTTTGGATTAGGAGGATTGGGAGCTAAAGGAGTAGTAAAAGGTGGTGCTAAGGTTGCTGGAAATGTAGGTGTTAAATCTCTTAAAAAGCAGGCTAGTAAGGAACTTTTAGAGAAAGCTAGCACTATTGCATCTAAGCATGGAGATGAAGTTGTAGAGACAATTGGTAAGCAAGCAGATACTATTATGGATGATGTATATAAACTTGCTGGAGAAGGAAGTGTTGCAGATGACATTGGTAAGCAAATGGGAGGAGAATGGTATCAGCAGGTAGCTACTGCAGATATTGCACAAAGTCTTGCAAAAGCTCTTCCATTAGATCAAAAAGTTGCCAATGAATTAGCTTCTGAAGCATTTGAGATATTTACAAGAAACAATCCTACAGATGCAGCTAATATGATGAGGGCAATGGTTAGAAGGATTCCTGGGCTAGACAATAGAGCTGGAAAGATTGCTGGAGCTATGGCATATGAGTCTATGATTGGATTAAATATGGGTCTATTAAGAGCTGGTACTAACAATTTACAGAGATGGGCAACTGGATACCAAGGTCCAGATCAGTATGGATTTAAACCAGAAGGATCTTATTGGCTTGATACTATGCATCATGGGCTAAGTGAAGGAGCATGGTTTAGTGTTATCGGTCCTGTTAAGTTCATCAAAGGTGGAAAAGATAAAGCATTATGGAGAAAAGGAAAGGATGTTTTTACTGGAATGTATAAGGCTATGCGTCCTGCTGGCAAGTTAACTCATAAAGAATTACAGCATACTTTAACAGCCATGGATATTGTCCAGGGAGGTACCTTAAATTCTAGATTAGGCGATAAATGGGCCAGCAAGGGGGCTATGTGGTGGAAAGACGCTGTAAAGGGTGAGGGTACTACGGAGATGAGAAACTTCCTTAATGAGGCAAGGATGACGTTTTTAAAGCGTGCCCCTATAGATTTAGCTAAAGAATTTGGTAGAGAGATGTGGTCTAGTGCACCTAGAATGGGAATGGGAGTACTTGCTATGAATGCGCATGGACTATTTGAATATTATAATCAAGGAGGAGATGGATTGCCATTTAATGCTATGGGCAGGGATCCTCAAGAAATTATAGGTAATGTTATGACTGCAGCATTTTTCACAAGAAGACCTCATTCTTTCCATGATAATAAACCTATGAAGTTCTTTGAGACTGGTAAGATAGAATCATATTTTGATGGAAAAGCCAGTGAACTTAGGAAGACTACAGGTGCATTACAGACGATGATTAAGCATTATGATGGCTCTAGATTGGAAGCCTTAGAAAGAGTTACTGCAAGATTTGCTCCTCCAGCTCCAACTGGAAGTGAAAGAGCTAAGAATATTACTAATCATTCTATAGCATCATCTCCAGAAATAACAGAGTTGAAGGAGATATTAACTCCATTTATCTTAAGAGAAGGTGAGATAAGACAGACAGGTAAGGGAAGATTTACTAATCTAGAAGATGCTGTAAATGATTATGTAGCTAAAAATTTTGCTGAAAAAGGCCAAGAGGGTAAGCGTGATCAGTTGATGGAGCAATTATTTATAGCTAAAAAGATTATTGAGTTAAATAACAACCATACATTTGAACAGTTAGATATGAAGAATATTACTTCAGATCAGGCAGTTGAGCTAGTTCAAAAGATATCAAAGATAAATTTTGGAGATAGACCTTTACAGTATGAAAATATATTAGAAAGAGTTCCTGAATGGATTATGGAATCTATAAGCAAGAATACTGTAGAGCCTATGGGTATCTCTAAGAGATTTATTAAAGGTATCTATGATGCATTGGGTATTGAATATCTAGATGAAAAGGGAGTTATAACAGCTCCAAGGATACATGATGTTCAGGGCATGCATTTTAATGATTCATTACTATTAGAGGCTTTTTCTACTGTATATAAAAATGGACTTAAAAGTGGCTGGATTAGAGAGGGTAGATCTGTAGAACTTCCTGAACTGAATGCTGAGAAATTATTACGGTCAAAATCTATTTGGGATAATTCTATTAATGAGCTCATGCAATATACTTATGGTGAAGGATGGGTAGATAAGGGAATTGAAAGAGATATCAGTATACTTCAAAATGATGCATGGTATCATACTTATAGGAATATTGCAGATATTCAGCAGGCTAATGCTGCTAGAGCTCTTTTAACTGGAGACTCTAAGCATAATATGGATCCCACTGAATCTAAGAGATTAACTCAAGCTTTAAGTGAACTTTTATTTACATCTGAAAATCCAGGGATAGAGTATAAATCTGAAGCTGGATCTGGAGTTGAGGCTGCTGAGAGAGCAGAGTTAAATAAATTTATAGAAAGATTGCATGCTGGAGTAAAAAGTTTAAATCCTCAGATATCTAAAAAGGTTGGAAGACCTTTAACTGAAGAGCAGGCTAAAGAATTTAAGAATAAAATAGAGCAACTTGCTGGAGATACCTTTAGTGTAGAAGAATCCTTTAGATTCTTTGAAAGATTTTCATTTGAGAAGTCTGTACAGAAATTAGGATTAAGTGACATGCGTGTTGGGTTTGACACTAAAGCAGCATTGATAGAATTATATAATAATCCAGATATTAATTTTGGAGATTCAGGTCAGTTAGTATTCCCAACTTTAAAAAATATTAAGAATGTGTTAAATGCAGCAGTTGAATCTAAAGAGCTTTCTAAAGAGGCAGCACAAGAGTATATTAAATTTTATGGAGATTTATCACAATCTGTCAGAGAAGCAGGAGTTGGACTTGTCAAGTTTAGCGATCAAGTTAATCAGACTGAAGCTGGCCAATGGGCTGCAGCTCTTAAAATGGCTAAGATTAAAGCTTTATCTAATATAGGTGGCATGATTACCAAAGAAGGTTCTCTTACTGCTAATTATGCATTTCAGGCAGTTCAAAGCCTAGATATGAAGAGGAGATTAATTGCAAACGCTATATTGGAAATGTCTGACACAAGAATGATTGAATCTCAACAGGACGTTTTGAATTTATATGATAGGTCGAAAAGAGTATTACAAAATCTTGGTGCAGAGTTAAAAGAAGCTATCGATTCTAATGATGCAATCACTCTGCATGCATGGTCAAGTAAGATGAAGACTGCTAGAGAGTTAATTAAAAATATTGAGATGGCTGACGAGAGCACAAGGTCAGATTATTTACAGCAACTTATTGATTTAAAGAATGATGCTTTGAGTAAAATTAATCGTAATTCATGGAGTCAAACTACGATTGATGATTTAGTGTCTCAGAAGCTAAGAAATACGTCTGGAAATATTCCAGGCAAAGATGTGACTGATAGTGGATTAAGGACTACGCTTGCACAATTTAGTCTTAGATATGGAATAAATGCAACAGAGTTGAATGATATATTTTCTCCTGCAACTGAGGCTAGAATCAATGCAGAAACTATAAAGGTTTTAGGTAAAGAATTTTTAACAGATTATTATGATAATTTAGGTGGAATACAAAATGTAGATCTAAGAGTTAGAGTAGAAAATGTTATCTCTACTTTAGATAAATTATCTGGTCAGATAGAAATGAATGGTGATACCTTTCATAAGCTTGTATATGAACCTTTAAAAACAAGAATAATGATTGATAGAAATATATCTGAACTTGCTGGTGAAAAATTAAAAATAAATTTTGAAACTGTAGAGTCTGATTTGTATAGTATTGCTTCTAGTTTTTTTAGTACTCGTCCTATCAAACACTTGCAAATAGATCTTGCTAGCGGAAGATTACTGCAGACTCGTAAGCCTTTAGGTTATACTCCTGATCGAGGTATTACTGGGGTTATTAATGCATTAGAGGGAATGGGTGAAGGCCAGAAGCATATATATATATTAAACAATGATGTATTTATGGCTGATGGAAGAGTTAAGAATTTATTAGTTGGAAGAGATAGGAAGTTTATTGAAACAGAATTAAAGACTAAAGATCTCCCAATAGAAGATGTCCAGGGTAAAGCTGAATTTTATACCATAGGGGCAACTGATAAAATAATTGATGTTAACCATTCCGAACCATCACTGACAAGAGAATATAAGATTTTAAATTTAGATGAGAAGACTAGTGTTTTAGTTAGAATGGATAATGGTATCAAAAGGAATATAGCGGCAGCATTTGATAGCGGTATTAGTGTTAATGATGGAGGACATTTATACAAACGATTACAGGCTATAATGGCTTCTGAAGGCAGGACAATAGATAGCAATCCAAGACTGAGACAGTTTATAGAGAGCATACAAGATGCATCAAGAATGAATGATCAATTAGCTGGTGATGCAATCCTTATGACAAGAATGATTCTTGATATGCCTAGTTTTGTAGAAAAATCTCTAGATCAATATGGCAGATTAAATGTTGAGAGTGCAGAATTTAAAGAGAGATGGAAAAGGCTTGGAATGACGCATTCTAAAAATGGATATATAGGTACTCCTCAAAATCTGGAAAAAACTGCAGCATTCTATAAAAATGCAGAGTCTCCTTTCCTTTCTAATATATACAAGGCTGTTAAGAAATGGGTAGAACCTGAAAATGGAAAATATAAAAAGGTTAAAGTACTATCTATAAATGATGAAGCAACTTATACTGATGGTAATTTAAGAAATATATTTAACTCTATAGATAGGGCAAAGGTTGAGGTTGACAGGAGATTAGGCGAAGGAGAGATAGATAATTATACTAGAGATTATATGCTTCGTAGATATGAAGAGCTATCTAAATCTATTATGGATGGAGAAATGTTTGTATCAAAGGATGTGCTTCTTGCCTCAATGGCTATGCGTGGAGTTACACGAGAAATGGTAGATTATAATGAAAGAACTGGCAAGATTACTGGATTTAAATCTGGAGCAATAAAGCCTACTGTAACTCATGTAGATGTAGCATGGCAAGATCCTTCTGCACGTAATTATGGAGAAGTTACAGAATGGTATGGTAAGACAGCCTTTAAATATGCTCCAGAATTAGATAAGATAATGAAAATGCACAAGGTGGATGCAATTACTTTTAAATCTGCTAATAAGATCAATGAGCATAAAGCTTCGAAAGATGCTCCATGGGATGTAGATGCAGACGGCAAGTCAACACGATATGCTACCCCTCAAGGCATTGATGCAGGTAATGTGGATATTATAAATGGAAATGTTGTAGACTTTCTTGGGAAGGGAGATGTAAATTTAGAAGTAACTCCTCAATCCATAACAGATATCCCATTTTCTTCAATTAATCTCAGAAGTATAAGTAGAGAGCATAATCCTATGGTTGGAAATAACACTGCTGTACATATGAGAGATAATAATGGTTTATCAGAATGGATAGGATTAGATAGAAAAATTGATGCATTATCCTATGGATTCCAAAATCAAGCTACTGATATATTTTTTAGAACTGAACTTGCCAATAAGGTATTTGGTGCAGCTGCAGAAGGTGGGGATAATTCAGCAGTTAGAACTGGAATTGAATCTGTTCTCAGTAGAAATGGATTATTAACAGATCCATGGATGCAAAAAAGATTAGAAGAAAATTTAATTAATTACTATATGAATAATGGAAATATAGGATCAGGAATTGTACCTGATGGATCCATTGATGTTATGAGTGCTGATCTGGGGAACTTATCTATACCAATAAGGAGCAGGTTCCAAGTGGGTGGAAAAGATATTAGAGCTGTACAATTTTTTGGAGAATTTCAAATGTCTCATTATGGTGGACAAAGAGCATTCGAATTGTATGGAGAAGGGCGTGGCAATATTCAGTCTGCAATTATACAGAAAATTAAATACTCAACTGATGCATTTAGTGTAGATTATAATGGAACTAGGTCAGACAAGGCAATTGACTCTAGGGTAGCAGATGCATTCATCACTACTACTTCGACTGGAGAGAAGTATTTGATTGTTGAGGGCATGGCAATAGATAAAAGTGGACGATTGCTAGATCTTGATAATATTGAATCTAATAAGCCAATTTTTGGTCCTACAGCACCTGCAAAGTATACTGCACCACAGCGTAGACCATCTACTAGACAGGCAGAAATGGAAATAAGGAATAAAATAGTTTATGATGATGCTGTGAAGCAGCAAGATGCTATTATAGAGGGAGCTAAAGGTAAAGGTTTAACTACGATGTCTGAATATGCTTCTGAATTGTATACGTGGGGTAAAGAAAACAATAGAGCTGTATCTCTTGGTGTACTAAATAGTAGACAGCCTCGTAATATGATTGGCGATATTGTTATCAATAAAGCCAAGGTTCTTGAAAAGGGAAATAATATAATAACTACAGTTGACAAAAGAAGTGGAAATATTAGCAGAATGAATCATGTAGATGCAATTAATCCTCAAGATGCAGATTTTGATATGGATAAGTCTTTTGCATATACTGCTGCACATGGAAACTTTTGGATGGAAGCTGGTCGTTTAGCTGGTTATGATCTTACACGAGGACATCATATCGCTATCGCAGAAGATTTTGCTACAAGATTTAATTCTGCTATTCCTGAAATGTTAAGATCAGCAGAAATATCTCATGAAGAAGCTGTTGCTCAAGGTAATATGCATAGAGGTATGTTTGTTAAAATGCATCAGACAGCTACATATCTTGCAAACATTTTCAGAGAAGATCCAACTGTTATGACCTTTAAGGGAGATATTATAGGCGTAGGAAAGGGAGAGTTATATCAAGTTAGATTGAAACCTGGAGCTAATTATATTAGTACTGTAGATAATATAGCAGACTGGTCTAAAAAATATATTGACCTTTATAAGAATGCTTTATCTAAGAATGAAATGGATAGAGCTAGAGATATACAATATGATATATTATTTGGCAAGGATGGCTTATTTGAAATCCATAGCCAAACAGGATTATTGCCAGATGTACAGCACTTAGGACATAATAGTGCAGCTCCTATTAGAGAGGCCATTATTAAGCGCTTTATACTCCCTATTAATAGATATTTAAAGATGAATCAAGGGGTGACTGCCGATAGTTATGGTAGTGAAAGAAAAGCTAGGCTATCTGACTATAATAATTCATACTTTAGCATGATAAATGCTATCGACCCTAATAGGGCATATGCTGGAGTATTAAGTTCTGGTGAAGGTATGGATATGCAGGCAGGCTTAAGGGCAGCCTCCTCTTTCTTTGCCAACTCTAAAGCTCCATTTGATGTAGCTATGAAAAATTTACACCAAATATATGACCAAATGTATCATATTAGATCAGAGTCAAGAAAGCCTAGAGCACTTGATCCTGTTAATGATATACTAAATTATATTGACGAAGGATTTATGGGTGATAGACTGGAATGGAATGATGCAGATGCTGCTCAGAGACAGGTAATTGTTAATGATGTATATAGAAAATCACTAATAGATTTTGTAAAAGATCAAGAGAGAGCTTTAACCTTATCAGATATGGCTGGAAGATTAAAATCTTTAGATCTACAAATAGAAGATGCTGAAAGATTTGGAAAGACAGATCAATTATTGGAGCGTAGATCTTATCAAGATCTTCTTGCCAAGAGAAATAGATTGCTTGAAGCGAAAACTATACTTGAATCCGCATTGACAACTCAATGGGGTGATGCTATAGAAGTTGGCATGGATATTAAGAAGCATTCAGGATATGAGGAAAGTAAGTATGAAAATCGAAGCTTTAAGCCTATGGTTATTGTTGATGCTAATACAAAAAAAGTGAAAGAAGTAATATTACCAGGAAAGCGTAATTTTCAAGAGATTTATAAAAAAGATATAATAATAGAAAATGGTAGAAGGTTTGAGATTACCGATCCATTAGAGCAAGAAGGCCTTAGAATGGTATGGGAAAGGTTTGGTGGATTGCCAGGTATGACAGATAAATCAGGTAAAAGATTTGTTATAGATAGAAATCTTAATGAAACTGTTATTATGCCTGCTGTAAATAGAATCTATGCCAGAACAATAGAAGTAAGAGAGAACCTACTGAATGAAAATAGACTGTCTAATTCTGAAATGGCAAGGGAGAGAATCTCAATTATTGCAGATGAGCTTGCAAGAAATACCGATATAGTTAATGCTATTAATCCTGAAACTGCAGATTTATATAGATGGGGGATAGTATCTAGATTGTTATCTCCAAGAGTAGATAACAGTGTAATTTCAATGAGAAATATTGTTGGCAATCAGGGAAGGCGAGCTATATTTGATGCTAAATTTATAGAAAGTAAGTTTGCAGAGCCTGTGTATTCATTGTTATCATCTGTGGAAAATGGATCATTTTTAACTTCAGGGATGGATAAAGCTACTGCTAGAGAAATATTAGATAATATTAATATTCAAAAGAAGATAGGTGCAGTCTCATCTAAAAATAAATTTATTGATTTAGAATTGCTAGAAAGTAGGTATTTTACAGAGCCTGCAGATATACAACAAGGATATTTATCTAGTGGTATGCACCTAGACAAAAGTGTATTTGAACAATTGCAGCATCAAAATCAAAATATCAGAAGAGCTGCTGAAATTATGGTAGATTATGCTAGAGGGAACAGATTGTTAGATGGTGTAACTCTATATAAGGCTTCTAGGGAACTAACTAAAGCAGGTATTCCTATCGATAGGCAGATGGTTAGAAGTAAGTGGGAGCAGTTAGAAGATGGTACAGGCAAAGTATATGGTGAAAGAATTAGATCAATTTCTGAATTGGACTCAGCCCCTATGAGAAAGTGGGGAAATAATGGAGCTCTAAATGAATCTGTACAAAAAAGAACTAGAGAATTATATAAATGTTATCTTGATTGATTTTATAAAGGACAATAGAATATGAGTATATTTGTTTGCAGTTTAAATAGCTTATGGAAAAAGCTTAAGGAGGGAGAGAAAATGGCTCCTGAAGCTAAGAAGAAAGTATATGCAGAAATGGATCGCATAAGTAAAGAGTTTACTAGTGATCCTAAGTATAGAAATATACAGCAAAGTAAGCGAAATAATTTCGATCATTTTGAATGGCTTTGGGAGAAGTATACTGGTAAAGTAGTAGACCCCAGTATTATGCCTGCAAACTTAAAAGATATTAGGAAATTTGAAGCTGGCCTGCGTCAGTTTAATGAAGTCATTGGAACAAAGCAGGGACTTATAGGTGCAGCATTAAAGCTGCCTAAAGCCCAACTTAGAACTCTTCCTGAACTAAAACAGTTTGAAGAAAGTTTAACAAGTGAGACTTCTTTCTTTAGAGATTATAATATAGATACATCTAAGAAGATAAATAGTTTCTTAAGTAGTTTTCAAGGCCTTGCAAAGTCTCTTGGATCAGATGTTAAGACACTGCAAAAGTTGGAAAAAGCATTAGATATGGAGCTGAAACGCAGAACGACATTAAAGGGTTCTGAACTGGCTGAGTCTAATCAGAGAATTAATGAGATACAGAAGGGATTTAGAACTTTTTATGAAAGTGGATCAGGAGATGCATTCTTGTTAATGAATCATGCTTTGCAGGGTGCTCCTATAGGTAAAGATATGGGTATAGATAGAGTTGTTAAGCCTTCAGAACAAGCTTTATTAAGAGATATGGTGTCATCCTTTAATGGGGTAAGGAAAAGGTCTGTACCTATGCTTATAAGGGGATTAGAGCGTGTTAAGGTATTAGCAAAAGAAAGAAATCTTCCCTGGGTTGATGCTGAAATAGATAGAATTAACTCACAAATTAGACAGATAGAATTTCAAGATATGATTACAGATCGTGGTTCTGTTGTAGATCCGAGCGCCTTTAAGGCTGATGCTACTCTTTTAAAGTTGGGATTTGCAGGTTCTACTCAAATGGATGCTAATGGCAAGGTTGCATTAAAACATTATATGCCTAAGTATACACTAGGTATCATGAGTCAGATCAGTACTTTAGAAAAAGATGTTATAAATAGAAATATAGAACCATCTAAACGGTTAAGGCAAGAATTAGATAAGACAGATGCTCTGATTAATAGAGTTAAAGGTAGGAGTGAATTATTAGATGACAGGTATAGTGTGGATCCATACTTTTTTCTTAAAAAATATGCAGGAGATGTAGCATTATTCAATTACCGCTCTCATGTTAAAGATACTTTTAGGAGAGCTTACAATGCCCTTGTAAAGGATCATTTAGATCCAGCAAAGGAAGCTGGCAATCAAGATGTTATTGATGCGACTGAGAGTATGTTGAAAAATCTAACAGGTATATATGAATCTGTACATTCTATAGATCCTAAGTCAGATACAGTAGGCAATGATTTAATTAGAGCAATGCAATCTCTCACTTATTTCAGATTGCTTGGTGGCAATGTTAGATCAGCTGCTCGAAATGCAACTCAAAGACTATATGAATTTGTTGAGTTTGGCATGACGGCACATAAAAATGGAAGAGAATTTTATTCCAATCATGCTAACGCTGATGCTAATGTAGAGATGAGAGATAGACAATCTAAAAAATATGGATTGCAATGGTTTGATGGTAAGACTGTAAGGTCTAAATTATTAGATGGTCTTACTGGTGAAGAGGCAGATATTTCGTCTGCATCCAGAGGTGCATTACAGGAAAACTTTTATAATCAAAAAGGTTTAGCAGTTAATGAAAATGGTGAAATTGTAATGTCATCAGATAGAATGACTCAAAAAGTTGCTAGAGCTGCAGGAGAGATAGCTCAAAGATCAGCTTTCATGCATAAATTAGTAGAGGATGCCAATAGAAGCGGTACATTTGGAATAGCTTTTGCTCTTGCTCACCAGAATCTTTCTACAATGCCAGAGTCTTGGATATATAATCAAATGATGAAAGGTAAGAGGCCTAAGGCATACTTATCTGATGGGGAATTTGGCTATACATCTCATGGATCATCGGAGATGAAATGGGTAAGAGAAAACCAAAAGCAGGTTAAAGACTGGATAGAGAATACTGCTGGTAGAATGGCTTATAATAGTGCTGTAGATCTACATTTTGAATATGCAGACTGGAATAAAGCTAAAGCTCTTAAATCTAAAAAGGGAAAGTTTTTTGGACAGTTCATGCATTATAGGTTTTCAATGTTCGATCTAATGCATAAATGGGTTTCAGAAGGATTAAGATCTGTTAAGGCTAGAGATTTTAGCAGTGAAGAGGTGTGGAAGATGTTGAGATTTGGCATTTTAAATGCTACACTGAGCGTTGCATCTTCAGCTACACATACGAATTTCATGAAATTATTTAATAATGATGTTATAGAAACAGGAGAAGCAGGATATTTATGGGCTACAACAGACAGAGACGATCCAGAACAGGTAGCTAAACTTGAGAAAAAGACATATGGACAGGGAGGTTGGTATTTTGCAGGAGCTAATGCTAATTATGTCTTAAGCATGTTTGAACAACAGGATTTTTTCTACAAAGATGAAGATGATGCTAGAAAGCATGAAGAGAATTTGGCACATCTAGAAGATGATGATAGAACTAAATTATATAAGCTATTAGCCCTTGGCAATGCTCAGATGGCAAGAACTGCAGCTTATACTTGGCCTGTATTCATAAAGCAAGGTTTCATTCCAGCAGCACAATTAGAGCTTGGTCAGTTTGAAAGTAAGGAACAGCGAGCTACCAGGAATCTAGCTTTTGAAAAGTTTGAAGAGATTGCTCCGAGTATTTCAGAATTCTTAGGTATACAACCTAAATCTGGAGGGAGAACTAGACCTAAAAGGAGACCTAGTAGAAGAAAGGTTTCAGAAACTCTTGCAAGTCAAGATGCTTTAATGCAATCTCTGGATTTACTACAAAGTTAAGGAGAGGGGCTGGAGTTATCCAACCCCCTTCCAGCGTTAGTTACTTAAAGTTTTTTATTACATTAAGAAGCAAATAGACTTTATCTTTTATTACGTGAACTCTTTTCCTTTCTATAATACATCTCAATAATTCCTTAACCATAAATTGTAATGCAATGTAATCATTTTCAGATATAGAATGAGTGTAATTATTTGATGTATAATTATTGCTAGACTGTCTGATGCGTAACACTTAAACTCCTTTCATTTTCAGCTTGTAGCATATCACAAAATACGGTAAAGGGTATTGCTACGTATGGCTCTTTACCATTCTTTTTAAAGACTATAGCTGGAGCGCTACAGTCAGGCCTATTAGCTTCACACTGTTCTATGGCCTTCCATATTTGCAATCTCTCTACATTTTTACACTCAAAGCTAAATGTGCATACTTCTTTAGCTGCTGGAGTCCTAACGATATCTTCACCTGTCATACCCATTGTCTGGGATTTTATATCATCAGGATGCAATTGTGTGTACACATCTCTCAGCATATCTCTTACATAATTCTGAAGTCTACGTCCTTTAGCTTTACTTGCTCTTGCGCTTCTTTGCATCTGCTCTCTCCAATCGTTTGTATTGTGATGATAGCCATTGATCTATAGCTTTAATATCTCTATAAATATGAGCTTTTCTTTCCTCTGATGCAGTTTCTTCATAATGTTTCTTTTCATCATGATACAGATATGTTACTATTTTGGCTATCAAATCTAACTGATTTCTATCCACTACCTCAAGTCTCCTTATCTGGTATTCCATAGCCCATTGTTCGCTTTAAGCGATTTAAGGCCTCTTTTATCACATGGTGAGGTGTACTTCCTTTTTCTTGAGAAACGGCCTTTAAGGCATCATTGCACCCCAATTCCACCCCCATAGTGATATCATATTCATTAGTAGTGGTTTGTTCATATTCAATAACACTTACCTGATTACAAGATTTACATGTCATTTTAACGAACCTTTTCTTAATCTCATTCATCTGTCACTTTTGTAGCTTGAATGGAAAACGATTCTTTACCGTAACTCTCATTCCTCCACAAAGCGATGTTTACTTTCTCTTCATTGATTGTTAATTCACCAGTAAACATGGGATGTTTGCTATTAGGTGTATGCTTTGGATTTTTATTAGCATAGCCAGATCCTACCTTCTCATACTTTTTCATCTCTTTCCTCCACCATAGCCCAAAGGAGTATAAGATATACAATTGCATCTTTTATTCTCCCCCTGACATCTTCTCTTTGTGATTTATGCCCAGCTA